GTCGCACCGCTTGAATTGGGCAATGCCGCTTGATACCCGTAAATATTTACGACAGATGCGCCGGTCACAAGGCCGCGAGCGACTTGCATGTATGTCGGAAGCGCCAAAGTGTTTTCATTGTTCGTAATAACAGTACTTGGATTTACGGATGATCCATAAGGAGGGTAAACGGTAATCGCCATTACTGCGCACTCCCCGACACTTTAATTGTGATTGTGGTCGCTGATGCTAAGCCTTGTATGGTGGACCCCGCCGCTAAAGACTGCTGCCCCGTCCATTGAACAAGAGAGTTTCCATTGATAGGAGACGAATAAAACAAAGCATTGGCTTGAGACGCTGTACCACCCGATGGTACAAGGTAAATGGTAAACGTCCCCGCAGTTGCTGTCGTGTTGCAGATTTCAATATCCGTCAATAAAAACTGACCGGTCGATGGGACTGTATACAACGTTGATACGGATGTCGTAGATGCGGCTGGGGAAATGGGGGTTCCCCGCATAATGTTGTAAACATAACCCATAAACTGTTGAAGCGCGTTAATCGCGACAACACCGTTTTTTTGCGTCGAGAGGATATCGTCTAAACTAGCTATGGCCGCCTCCTATTTGACAAATGTTAAAGGAAAAACCAAAAATTTGGGCAGCACTTTTAATACGCCCCAAGAAGCGCATGAAGCTTACAAAAAAGCAACCAATGAAATGTATGGCATGTATGCGAAACATGGTTAAACTAGCCATTAGAATTTCCCATCCGGCGCAAGCCTATACCGAATTTTACCCAATCTCCAAAATTGTTCACCAGTCTGCACGTTTCCAGCAGAATCAGTTGACCCAATCGTAAACGAAAACAGCCGCCCCCGAACACGAACGGTTAGGTACTCCGTCCCCTGCGTTATGGGATATGGCCCAAAAGATACGGGCGTGTCTCCGGGGTAGTTAACTGAATTGATCGTCAAATATACCGTCGCGTTGTTATTGCCGGTATACGTTCCCCATTTCATATCAGGCCAAATTTGATCAACAAATACTTTTTGATCGCCTTCCGCCATAGAAAAATAACCAGTCGTAAAATTAGCGTTAATTGGACCACCCGCTGCGGAATTGCCGACTTCGTGTTGATACAGATAATTATCCGTTCCAGACGCGATAGGTTGCCCCAATACCGACTGATCAATCCATGCGGTACGAGCAAGTGTCCCGTAATCCCAAGCCTGTACAACCGTGTTGTATTTTATGTACGAATCATTGTCGTTGGATAAAACAGCGCCCGTATCATACAAAGTAGGTGAAGATGCGGTTGCTAGGAATGTAGTCCCAACAGTATTTGATGAAGCACCCAAAGCAACGAAGTTATTCGCGACACCATATATAGCGGCACCCGTTAACGTTTGCGTCGCGTTGTTGCTAATGGTGTAAGTACCAGTCCCGCCCGTCCCTGTTCCAAACGCGGTGATGGTCGTGTTTGCGGGGATCCCCTGCCCAGTGATCGCCTGCCCCACAAAGATAGCGCCGGTTGACAAACCGGTTATATTAATCGTGCTGCTGGAGGCCGTTAAATTGGCAGCAATGTTAATCTGACCCAATGATTGGATCGTGTAGTTTGTGCCAGACGTAACGGACGTATATTGCGTCAAAGATGGGTAGAACCACCACACTTCGTTGAATGAAGTATTTGCGGCGGCTCTAATATTATTCACCCCGTTTGTATTTAAGTTTTGGAAAATAACGTCCCAAGCGGGGCATGGGATGACTTGCACACCATTGCCCGACAGCATGAAAAACTGTTTTTGTGACATCCAATACGAGATGTTATTCAATTGAGTTGCGGCTTTAGGCGCGATCAAACCGCAGTTTGAACCAATTTTATTAAACCCATAAACAAGCGGCACACCGACATACTGCATCGCCCATAGATCAAGGTCAGTCCATATCAACCCCTGTTGTGGTCCCTGCATACAGGAAACAATGCGACTCCCTGTGGGAATGCGGAAAGAACCCGCTTGATTGATAGATTGCGCGTTCCAAATGTTGTAGTTTGATACGTCGGACCAACGCAAAAGAAGAGGGTCGGATATGTTCGTAAAGGAAGATCCCCACGCGACAATCTGTTGTTGCGGCATCGCAACAAAAATTCCCTGATTTACGGTCGGTGCGTTCTGAAGATAAAACGCGTTTGACACATAGTAATTGGGGATCCAACCAAAAATTGGGCCACCGGGAGGGCACATGACAAGCGTCTGCCCCCAGCTATCCAAAAACCAATCCGTGCTTGCATAATTCGCGCCCGGTGATGCGGATGCTGTGATCGTAATGGGAGTTCCGGCGGAACCGATAGTTTGAGAAACGCTGACCGCATACGTTCCAGCGCCACCCGCCGTACCGCTTGACTGGCTTAATACGGTTGTTCCTGTTGCGATGCTCGCGGATCCACTTGCGGTACTACCACTGATAATTGAATTTATCAGAACAAAACCGCTGGATACGGCTGTAATCGTTAATGTTGTGCCGGAAATATACCCGGTCCCAACGAACCCATACGATGCAACCCCACCAAATGCATTAGCACCAAAACCATTGTCACCAAACGCGGATGCCGCATAAGGAGGCTGTATAGCATAATAATAAACATAATTTGCGTTATCCGAATTTTCAAAAGCGGACGCAGTAGCGTTAGCGGTATTAGACGCTAAGAACGAAAAGTTATTTGCGTCCAGTGGCGTAGCCAAAAGTGTATACGCGCCATATAACGTGACCCCGCCGACTGTCGTGGGGATATTTACCGTAAACGTAGACCCAAACGTATAACCATGATTGGGAAGTAGAACGTTTACAACAGATGATCCGGAGGTAGTCGTAAAGTACGGCAACTGCCCGGGAAATTTAGCGGTGTGTGTGCCTGATCCGGCGCTTGACGTGTTAATCAAAGAACCGGAGGGCGTTAAAGATATATTGAATGTTGTCGTGTTAATGTTACGGACAAAATATTGCGTCCCCGCCGTGATGCCAGTTGGCAATGTACCGGTCGTGGAAAACGTAACAACGGTTCCCGTGACTGGCGCGGATGCAACCGTAATGACAGCGGGAGATGCGTTAGTAATTGTAGCGGTTTGATTTGTCGAATAGACCGCATTTGTCGCGTTCGTAATAGTATACTGCGATGTACTGGGGCTAGACGCTACGGAATATATTCCTGACAAAATAATACCCGCAACACTGATTGGTGTCGTGATATAAACACTTGAGTAATTGTTAACGTTGCTGTTTGCGTCGTTAATCGTAAACGTACCAGATCCAGCCGTCGCGGATATATTAACGGGGTTGTTCGTTGTCGCTGTACGCGGGGAAATGTTGTTTGGGGTATTCGTGCCGCTTAAAAGAGCGTAAACGCCATTTGTGCAGCCAATCCCCAACCACGTATTCGCACTTAAATCCTCCCAACTCTTTAAAGCGCGGATTGAAGATGTTAATGCGGTCGTGCAGTATTTAACCCATCCGCCAATACGTTGCGGAAACGCAGTGCCGGGTTTATCAGGCAAATACCGAATCATATTAGAGGAAGAAATAGCCGCTTCATTTAAAGTGGGTGTTTTAATAACATCTACACCGGGTTGGAGCGTAAGGGCTGCATGAGGCATAGGTTACCTCGCGGGTGTAGCAGCAAGGGCCGGTGACATAGACGACCAACCCGAAGCCTCGAATTTCTTACGAGCCTCTTCAACCATCGCGCCTTTCATCAGGGCCTGATACTGCGTCTCATACGTAACCGCCATTTGCGGATCGTTTGACGCGGCACTTGTAAAATTGCGTTGGTAAGCGGCGATATAAATCATAGATGCCATAATAAAGATATCTGGCAGATACTGACTGATAAACGTCGTTGTATTTGAAGAAGACAGGGTTGGAAAACGTTGCGTCCCAACCACAGAATATGTGTAAATCTGATCAGGCTGCGGCCCTAAAAGATAAATATTATCATCTAAGGGCGCGTAATAAACGGGCAACGATGTCGTAGACCCAATCGGGTATACGTTGTAAATCCATTCTTTGGACACAGGTGTAAGCTGTTTTGTATAACCGCTTGCAGGATCCGCAACCGCAATGTTTTGCACCGTAACAAATGGATACGTGTTGCCGGTTGTAGACAGCGTCAAAGATTGATTGACGGTAGACGGCGTATAAGAGGCGGTTGTAATTGTATTTAAAAAATCCAAATCACGCTGCATGCGCAATTCGGCGTAATTAATCATCTGCGGGATGATAATTGTAAACGGATCCGTAGGATCATTTAGGTTATAGCTGTTTATTACCGCCATAGTGGCGATTTGGGAAACATAAGTGTTGTATGTTAATCCCGTAGTCATGATTTGTTTTTAATCTCTCTAAACATAACCCAAAGGCGGTATGCGACAAGAATTGCGCCGCCCAAATGAAGAAACAATAAAAGCCATTCGTTTAACCCAACGGCCCATATCGGCATTGACATAACACCGCCAGCTATTGCTGAATCCACAACGAGGTTGGTGTTATGATCGTCTGTCATGGTCATTCTGCCGTGGCTGGTGCTTCTGAAGCGGGCGCTGGGGTAATTTGACTTTCGGCTTCGTTTTTAATTTTAAAAACCAAATCAGCGACTTCCGCAAAGGGGCGAGACCCCAATGCGCTGAGAACGTAATTTGTTTCGTCAATTGTCAAAGTAATTGTGATATTCATACTGCCCTCTTATTCATACAGAATGTTAATAGAACCAGCGTCAAATGTGTCGGTGCCATTTTGTGTTGTTACGCGAACCATATTTAAAACACCTCCAAGAGTTTTAACTCCTGACAATGAAAACGCGTATCCGTCAAAAGGATCACACAAATTTCCAGAGCAAGTCCAAATATTTCCGTTTAAATTTGTAAAAACAACAGAACCGGAATATGTATCCGACGCAGTACTCACATGCGCCGTGACAAATCCAGTTGTAGAGGTAAGCGCCCTTGCGACGCTTGCTGTTGCGCTACCGCCAACAATAGCATTATATCCTGTTGCTTCTGCTACGCCTCCTGTCCCAAGTCTAATTTCTATTATGCTTGAACCATTTGTGCTTACAACATTTAACATAATAGTGATTTTTTTTACCCAAGACGGTATACCTGTGAAGTCAATGCTTGTGCCAGATGTAGACGCAACAGCAGTTCCTTGAACCAACATCAGATTGCCAGCCGTGCCAGTGACAATACCAGCCGAAGAAATTTGCACCTGATTGGTCGTGTTAGTGGAAAGGTTCAAAGTGTTGGCAGCAGAAAGATACATGCCGTTTGTTGGCACGGTTGAACCAGATGGGATAAAAGCAGGGGCGGTCAACGCTCCGCTAAATCCACCGGTAAATGTGGTTGTCCCAGTCACAGTTAGGTTATTACCAACCGTGACGTTACCGCTGGCATCCAGAGCAAGATTGTTTGTTGAGGAAGCCGAGTCTTTTACGACCGATGCTTGTAATGTGCCGCTCATAAGAGACTCCTGTTATTTAGGCGTTAATGCGTCAATTTGCGCGGTCAATGTTGCAAGTTGTGCTTGTAAGTCAGCTAATGTTGGTGCGGGAGGAGTAGTCGGCTGTGATGCTTGCCATGCCGCATATTGCGCTTGTGCAGCAGCTACCTCTTCAGCAGTAAGCTGAATGGTTTTTACTTCACCAGTTTGGACGTTGACTTCAATACGTTCCATAATACCCTCTTATTCATACTGAATATTGACTTTACCACTAACAAATGTGTCAGTGCCATTGACAGTTGTAAGTTGTAATGCGGTTAAAACGCCGGAAAGAGCAACATATCCACCGGCTTGGTATGTTCCTGTGCTACCCGTGCTAAATGCAAAAGTGCCAGACCACGCCCAAGTATTAGTGGCAGAATCCACAAGTGTAAGAACTCCTACACCAGATTTTACATAAGAAGATGTCTGTGATTGGACCACAGGAAAACCCGCTGTAAATGCGGTTGGAGCGCCAGTTGTTGTAAGGGCTGTTGCAGACGCTAAATATCCTGTCGTTGTATAGGTTGGCCCAGCACCCGTTCCCAATTGAATAATATTCGGGGATGAACCTGAACCAGTCAAATTGGAGACAGATACCGTTATCCGTTTTACCCAAGATGGGATTGATGTAAACGCAGCCGCAGTTCCGCTTGTTAAATTCTGTGCTGTGCCTTGCACGAGCATCAAATTACCAGCCGTGCCAGTAAGAATACCAGCCGTAGAAAGCTGCATCTGCTGTGTGCCATTGGTATAAAATGACATTGGCAAATAAGTGCCAGTGCCGTTAATACCTGACACAAGCTGAACATCCGTACTACCGTTGGTAGCAATCAGGATCTTGCTGGCATTGGTCGGGTCAGCAGCATTGGTCGCCTGCCATGACGCGGCAGTGCTTGTGCCATTTGGCAAGGCATAAATACCAGTTGAGCCATTGGTTGTGCTGGTTTGGAAACTGTTGCGGCTTGCTACAGTGGCGTTAGAAAAATCACCAAGAACCTTAGACCCCGTGCCAGTGATTGTTTCACCGGGGGTTGTAATGCCTGCTGATCCGTCAATGGTGACTGCCATGTTATCCTCTTAAAACTCAATAATGCAAAGACCGCCGGTGCCAGACCCAGCAGATGAACTTCCACCTGCCCCACCAGCGCCATATCCCGTACCGTTGCTGCCAGCTGTTTGATTGATTGTAGTATTTGCACCACCCGTCCCAAACATATTGGAGCCACCATTCCCAGCGTTAGTTCCAACGCCAGCCCAAGTGAACCCGGGCATACCAAATCCACCTTGAATGTTAATTGTTCCGCCTGTTGCAGTGCCGCCTAATACAGAAATAGCGCCATTTGTAGCACCCGCCGCACCGCCGTATGCGACCAAGTTTGCTGGCGACCCTACTGTGGAGTTTCCACCCGCGCCACCACTAGCGCCTGCGCCAATAAGAATTGCGATTGTAGCGCCCGGGGTTAAACCTGTTACAACTTTAATAGCAATACCACCAGCACCGCCGCCACTTGCAAGATAACTTCCCTGCAATCCACCAGAAGCACCGCCGCCTACAAGGGTAAATTTAGCAACTGTGATGCCGGTCGGTACTGTCCAAGTC